TACATCATTACTTACAGTAACTGCTGTTGATGCAGTTAAAGCTATGGTTGCTTCACCAGCTATTGTCAAAACACCATCACCTGACTGATGGACAAAACTAGCTGCATCACCAAAAGTTAGTTTGTTAGTGCTATTTAATGTTAAGCCAGTTCCATCAGTATGAGTTAGTAATGTATCGTTATCAGCACCAAATCCTAATACTGCATCGTCACTATTTAATTTTAAATCATTACTTACAAGAACTGCTGTACTTGCATTTAAATCAATAGTTGCTTCACCATCTACTGTTAAAACTCCATCTGAACTTTGATGTACAAAACTTGCTGCATCTCCAAATGTTAATTTATTGGTGCTATTAAGAGTTAATCCTGTGCCATCTGTATGAGTCAATGTCGTGTCGGCATCTGCACCAAAGGATATAACGGAACTATCAGTATTAAGTGTAAGGTTATCACCTATAGTGGTTGTGCCACCAAAATTCATATCAACAAAAGCATCTGTAACTGCTGCACCACTACCTGCACCATCAAGATAGACTGCTTTCGTTTGACCAGTTAATATTGTTACATTAGCACCAGACCCTTGACTTATAATAATACTTTGAGATCCACTCGTAGCATTTTCTATAAAGTGCATCCTACTTATTGTGTTCGGACCAATAGTTATAGTACAAGCACTATCTAAAGTTCCAGTATACTTGATGAACATAGCTCTAGCTTGGTCTGTAGCACCATCTGCAACTGTGCTTGCATGAGTATCAGCATTTGTTGTTATGGCTTCTGTGCCAAACCCTAGTGCTTCACCTATTAATTCCAAACTAACATTGGTTGTATTGCCCCATGTTCCACTAGCATCACCAGTGCCAAGTTCAGTTAGTCTTAGGTCGTTTACAAAAGTACTCGCCATTTATTTAGCTCCTAATCTATTCTTATGATTGCATTTGCCCCTGCTGCTGGTAATACTATCTCAAATGTTCCACCTGCAACTGTAAAATCTCCACCAAATGCTAAAACTGCTATAGCTTTATCTGAATTAGTATCATTATATATTAATGCACCATTTGCAGTAAAAGTAGCACTTGTCCATGTAGGATTAGCAAAATCTAAATGAGCAGTAGTTGAAGTTGTTCCTGCTGCTTTACTTGTTAGTGTTTCACCACCAGCAGTATAGCCAGCTCCACTTATTTCATTAGTTGTTGCATATGCAGTTGTTGCTGCACCTAAACTTGCTGAACTTGTGAAAAGTGCTATTTTAATTGTATCTTCTAAAAAATCATGCTCATCATTACTTAGTATTTGCAATTTAAATGAGGTACACATTGCTTGAGCTATTGACATTTATTTTCTCCTTATATTCCTGCGTTATATTCTGCTGAGTAATTTCTTCCCATTTCTTGTTGAAACAATCCTATAGCTTCGTCAAATTGTGCTTTGTACAATTGTAACGTCTCTGAGGCTTTAAGGAAAGAAGAACTTTCATAAAGTGATGCAGATAGTAAAACAGCTTCTGCATTATCACCTATCCAAGTATTAGCATTAGATGATGACAGCCCTGTTTCTGGTGCAATAAAGTCAACTTTAAATGCTAATGTTGCACTTGGTGTTGGTGCTAATGTAATTACAATTCCACTAGTTCCAGCACTTTTTGTTGCATAAATTTCTGGTGTTGATTTTGTGCCTATGTTTGGACTGTAATCTCTTAAATAACTATCTATTCTATGATTTAAAAATATTACATCACTATTGCTATCAGTAATAGAAACTTGCCTAATCATTCTTGCATCTGCAACTGTATAGTCAAACGTACCTACAACTAGAGTTGACGATGAAGTCTGTCTAAAACATGGCAAGCTAGGTAACCTTTGAAATATCATATTCTCTGCTTGCAATATAATATCTGGAATAGAAGCAACTAGCTCTGTGCTATCGTCTTCTAAAAAATTCTGTATGTTAGAAACTAATGTAGTATAATTCATTATCCATCACCCCACGTTGATATATTCCAACCCTCTTGACCCCAACCACCTACATTAATGCTCTCTGTGCCAATTGCACCAGTTCCAGCAACTCCTACTTCTGTAATACTTGATTTAAAGTTAAGAGTTCCAGTATCACCATCACCAGCTACACCAGTTACAATTTTCTTACCTGTAAGTATAACAGTACCAATAGCACCAGTTCCTACACAACCAGTCTCATTTATTGATATATCAATTAAGATTGTTCCTAAAGCACCAGTTCCAGCTTGTCCTGTTACATCTGCACCAAAGTTAAAGCTAGATGTTGGTAAACTCTCAACAATACCTGTGCCTTTTATACCTATACCTTTTTGTGAATTTTCAATTCTACTTGCAAAAATATCAGTATTAAATCCTACAACAAAACTAACATTCTCAGGGTCATTGTCTGGTCTTGGTTGGAATAATGCAGTTGCATCTATGACATTTTTGGCTGGTGTTAGTTGAGGATGTTTAGGATCAAACTCACTAGGCTCTACTCTTAGGTTATCGTAGGTGGTTTTTAAATCAGTATAATTGACTTTAAAGCCACTTATGTCACTTATTGCCTTTGATTTTTTACCACTTGCGTATCTTGCCATTATGTTAAGTTCAATGCTGTTGGTTGTACTCTAAGACTTACACCATCATTATCTGATGATGCTGCAAAACTATAAGCTCTTTCATACATTTCATTTAATAATTGAAATTTCTCTGGTGCATATTTCATTGATAGTTTTGATGCTAATCCTGCACAAATAGTATCACTCCATCTATAAGGTACATCTGTATCTTGATTTGATGCAGTAACATCTTCTTGTTGGTTCATACCCCAATACACTAAAGATAATGTGGATACATTAGGTACTGACCATAAATAGACAACAGGAGTATATTGCCTATCAAGCATAAATTGACTTGGCTTACCTGCATTTGTCTTGCTAGGTATTTGATTATATTCTTGTAATGTAATTCTATTTATTATTTGGTCTGTGCCTGATGAACTATCTCTTATTACTGCATCTAAAATATCAATAGTACCTACAGGCAAAGTGTAATTATCTGTGCCACTAACTAAAGTTATTATGTTTTGAGCAACTGTCCAATAATTAATACCACGATTGGAAAATTCAGAAAATAATAAGTTTAAACTTCTTCTAGCAGACTTAGCTTGATCACCAGTTCTTGTTTGTGCATCAATACCACATCTTTCGTAAGATTCAGTTATTATTTCCTCAACATTAGGTCTAAATGCTACTGTTTCAGATGTTGCCATTAATTCACCTTATGCAAAAAATATGTTAGCTAATACAACTGTAGCAACTGTGTATGCAATAGCCAAGCCACTACCAAACAAAATACCTTCGTCTGGTATTGTATTATCTATAGTTGTATTATCAGTTCCTATTGTCTGTGCCTTAAAAATAATAGTTCCATCTTCTGGAGTGCCATTGTAAAAGTCAACTAGACCTGCTGTTCCAGCAGACACAATTGAGTATCCTTTCATCCTAGTACGACCACCACCTGCGACTGCACTTGCACACAATGAACCAGAACCTACTGTAATGTTTGCTGCATATTTTGCAGAACATTCTACAGCACTAACTGTTAAAAATAGTTTTTCACCTGCTACTGCTTCTGCTGAACCTGTTGAAGTTATAACTTCTGTAATAGCATTACCAAAAACATCTGTACCAGTTATTGTGCAAGTCTTAGCATTATCACCAGTACCAGTAGTTGTAACAGTTACATTTCTTGCACCACCACCTAAGAAAGTCGTGTTAGCCATTGTTGCTGAAGTGTCTGGTCTAGCTGCAGTTACTAGTCTATCTGCATCTGCTGCATTTTCATCAGCAATAAATTCTACTTGTACATCACTTTGAACGCCCATTTAATTCTCCTTGTAAAAGTGGGGGAAATTAATCCCCCATTAAATTTTATTCAAATAATGTTCTACTTATGCATTGATAATGAACATCCACTGCTTCTGCTGCCGCTGCACCTGCTTCAATACCAATATAAGGTATTAAATCAACATCGTCAGTCATAGCACCAGACTTGGTTGTACCACTTGTTACAGCAGTTCCACCAGTAGATCCTGATGTACTTGTTATATTATACTGTATACCATCAACAAAAATAGATAACTTTCTAGCAGAATCTATTTCAATTTTAAGATGATATATAGTATTTGCTGCGACTGTTATTGGTAACGCACTAATAAAATCAGTTCCACCTATACTATGTATAAAATGTAACAATGTAAAATCAGTAAATGCTTCAGAGTTTGTTGCATCAGTTTGAAATTTAAAATAGGCTTGATTGGCATCAGTCGCTATTAGTTGATCATTAGTTAACTTTAGACCTGCCCAAAATTTCTGATTATCAATAGCATTTGAATTTATAGAACATTCCCAAACTGTTTGGTTTTCTGTTCCCCACTTTGTAGAACCCCATGCTGTCGCTGCATCTAAATGTGGTGCAAGGATAGATTGGTCTTGGTCAGCACCAGCAGTTGTTATTATAATTCCTGCTGCAGTTGCATTTCTAGTTGATAATGCACTAGTCATGTTTGTACCAAGAACTTCAAAGTTTGCATTAGCACCATTGTTAGCTACAACAGCTAATGGAATAACTTTTACTGTTAATGTGGCTGAAGCTAGATCAATAGCACCACCAGTAAAGTTTCCTAAACTAACTGTTATGACATTTGCTGCAGTTACAGTCGCTGTAAGAGTAAGGTCAACTGTATCAACACTTAAAGAAGCAGTTGCAAAATCACCAAGTACTGCACCAACTACTGCTACATCTTCAATTAATTCATCACCATCAGCAATAGAACCAAAGTCTTTAGTTTCTGAACCTATAAGGAAGCCATTAATTTTAGGTAAATTTTCAAACCATTCTTCTAAGTAATATCTGCGAGTGTCTTTTGCTGCATTACCATGTAATGTTCTGTCTTGTATTAGTCCACTAGTAGTATTCTTACTAATTAGTTTAAGACTATCTTGTGATCTTAACGAACCACTAAAAGTTGAAGTGCCCATGTCATTCTCCTTGTCTTGGGTTAGTTTGCATAATTGCAATCAAGGTTAAAAAGAAGAGGATGGGAACCAATCAACCCTCTTCTCTATTAGTTGTTAGGCTGCACCCTCTGTGCCAAAAATACCACGCCAGTCAGTAAAACCAAAAGAATATCTTTCTCTTACTTTATAACGTACATTTCCTGTCTCAAAGTCACCTTCCATGCCTTTTTTCATAGCACTTCTTTGGAACATTTTAAGACCATCAGGAACATCAGTCTTGATAAAGAATTGATCACTATCTGTTAATCGTCTCATCACATGATAACCTTGTGGTAAATAACCACCAGATTTAATTGCGTTAAGATCATTATCAGATGTACCAGTTCTTAATTGACTTTCTAGTAATCTTTCTGCAACGAAAGTATAAGCAGTAGGAATAATTAACATTGTTCCTTGTGCTGCGATCCTAAGACCACGATCATCTTTCATGTCTGCAATATTAATCAAGATACTTTCTAATGAAGTTTCTGATAAATCTGCAGCAGTTGCCAAAGTGTTACTTTGATTGCCATTTTGAGTAGGGTGTGCTGTATTTAATAGTGATACACCATCTCCACCTGCAGTACTAGTTGCGTTATTTAGTACATTTGCACCTTTAATCTCTTTGGTTGTTGCCATTGATCTAGCAAGTGCTTTTGTATAACGTGAAGCGATAGAACCATACAGACCATCTTCTTCAGCTTCTTCTGTAACAGAAAACGCCAAAGCAATTGTGTCATGTGAGTATCTAGCAGTCCATTGTTGGGATGATGAGTCATAAGATACACCAGAACCTTCGTCTTTTGTAGGTGCTGCTCCAAATCCTGTTAA